TTTGCAATATAAGATGTTTCATTCATAGCTTGCCCACCAGTCTTTTTCAATGCCTCATATGACATTCTTCCCAGATCACGATCTGATGTATCTGGAATAGCATTTAAAGCTTTATCTAAAAGACTTCCTGTTCTTCCTAGATTAAAAAGTTCCCAGCCAGTATAGACGCCTCCAGCTTTTGCTAAAACCCCTGGAACGGCTCTTAGTTCCTTAGCCATAGCAAAGCTAGGCTTAATAGATGGTGCAGATACTGCGCTTCCTTGTGGAACCAGCTTTTCAGCGACCTGTCTAGCTCCTCCCGTCCATCCAAATTGACGACGTAAAGCGGGATCGAACTGAACGGGGCTACCTGGAATCTGAGATACAGGACCACGGGAAAGAATTGTCCCTGCTGCTGAAGGTGTATTTAAAGCAGGTGCACGAAGCATTCCCCCTGGTCCAGCAGCACTAATTGGTGGTCTTACGGGAGGCGTTACTGCTGAACGCGTTAAGGTTGTTTTTGCTGCTGTACGAGCAGCTTCTTTTGCTGCTCCAGGAGACATCTTATTAATTCGATCTAATTCGCTAAGAAAACTTGTTGGTAATCCTCCCCAGTTCACACCTGGGGGTATGACACGTGATAAAACGTTTCCAGCCGCATCAGAGAGGAACTTTAAGTTTCTGGGGGCAGCTGAAGTTGTTCTATTTGAAAGAAAATTCGCTAAAAAATCTTGGTTAGGCATTATCGGCAAACCTCTCTCAAGTAAATACGGGAACCAACGGCGGTGTCGGCAGGACCAGGGAGTGCCTGAATAAATTCAGCACCAGAACGCTCAAAACGGTATCTTGCCTGCAGCGGATCTTTGTAGTTAGGAACGTACAAAATACCTGCAAGACGGTTTGTCTCGTACAGGTAAATCTCATCCCAAACTTTTAATGCCTCCTTGGCATTGCTTGATCGGATGGTACGATCAACGTCACCAACAATACTTTCCAGGCGAGTCGACGGAGAAGTTGCAACCTCTGTCTTCTTCTCGGCAGTGTCACACCTGCCAATCTGAATTGTAATCTTATCGTAGAAATAAGAATCAGGTACTGTATTCATTGCTTCTTCCAGGCGGGCATAATCACCTGCTGGCACGGAAACAGTAAAGTACCCTAAATGATACCTAATTCTACTTTTGTCAAAATCAGAGAGCTGCACAATAATTCTCTGTCATCAATTAATTATAAATTGCAGTAATCAACCAAGCAGTCCTGATAAGAAATCAGTGGTTGATTGAGTTCTGCCTTGCATGTAAGGATTTTGCTGCATGTAATTACGCATAAAAGGATTACCCTGGAACGCATTGGCAAGAACACCAGATAATAAAGACTGCGTTAATGAAGGTTTTTGTTTCTTTTCTTCTTGTGGTTTTGTCATTCCAAGGGCATCAAATAAACCTTGGCGATAAGCTGCAAGATTATCCTGTGACGAAACCTTCTCTTGCAGAGGAGGAGCAGAAGGCTTCTGAGGTAACTGAGAAATTACCATATTTTCATTAGCCTCCGGACGATCAATGTTCCCGTGACCAACACGGAAAAGAACATTGCCTTTGGGATCCAGGGATTCAGAGAAATATCCGTAGTCTTTAGCAGTACCACGGCGAACACTGCCGCCTGCTACTCCAGGTAAAAAGATTGAAGCATCTTCTACAGCGCCTTTATCAAAACGGCTTTTGCCTTTAAACGGGACATAAAAATCTAAAGACTGCCAGCCAGGACGTTTACTGTGGGCAGCACCTGCTCGATTGAGTAAGTCAACCCGTGTTGCTAAGTCGGCCTCTGGGTTCCAGCGTTGGCCTGCAACTGCTTGATTAGAGAATTCAATCTCACGTCCAATTGATGCATATTTTCTTGCTAATGAATCAACAGCTTTGACACGTTCCCCAATGGGGAGCGATTCCAGCATTTTTAAGTCAATATGATAATCACTTGACCCTCCAATCTTTGCACTGGGGCCAGTAAAACCTGAACGGATTGGAGTATAGGCCATTACAACAGAAGTAGCAACAGTGAAAAATAAGTTTAAGTATTCCCAGAACACAGGACTCTTATCTTCTTATTTTAGAATTAAAAACCCCTGGTTTCCCAGGGGTTTAATGATGAAACTTATTACACTCGGATTAGGTTTGCAGAAATAACAGCATCCCAGTCGACTCGTTTAATTTGTTTCAATTGCTCGAGAGAGCTAAACCTTTCACCCGATAAGGACATCTGAAGATCTTTGATCTCTCGGGCAGTCTTCATTCCAATACCTTTAATGTGATCGGCAATCATCTGTGCAGTTGCACCGTTGATATTCAATCGGGTATCGGGGGGAAACGACCGAGGTTCCTCCTGGGCGGCTTTATCTTTAACCTGGAGCGCTTTAACTTTTTTAGTTGCGCTTTCATCAGCAACTAATTCAGTTTTGTAAGCGGTGAAAAGGCGACCATCCTGGTCTTCAACCATGAACCAATCGCCGTTATCCCATTCGCTTACAACCTTTACATTAGCGCCTGTTTTTTTGTGCTGATAAAGCATAAGGACCAGAGTTAATTTCTGGTCCTAGTTTAACTTATTCAGCTAACTGTACGGTTAGGCAGATAAGCTTCGATGTCCTCGTAGCCAGGAGCGTCATCGGGTTGGATGTAGCAGATTTCCACAACCAGGTAACCGGTGAGGCCAGCGTTCGAGTCAGCATCGGAGATATAAATACCGCCAGAAGTGCTGGTGCCGTTAGCAGTACCTTTCGCAAACACCTTCATGGTGGTGGCGGCGGTTGCTTCGTAGTACACGATGCCACCAGAAACACCTGCAGCACCTGTAGCGGTGATGAAGGGGTTTTCACCGAAAGCTTGGCTACCACCAGCGAAGTAAATCTTGGTAGCAGCGTCACCAGAAACGGTGGAGGTCAGGTTTGCCTGAATCACGGCTTCACCAACGCCGGAAGCAGCGGTAGGACCACTGTCATCGCGACCGAAGGAGATGACGTTACCTGTAGCAGCAAACACACCAGAAGAGACACGGTTGTCGCCCCAGCCGGAAGCCACGGAGACGGCGGTGCGATACACGTATGCAGGCTGAGTGCTGCTGCCAGAAATCACCATGCCGGTGATATCAGGACGGGTTGTGTCGTTCCGATAAGGGGAAGGAACGATCACATTGCCGGTTGCCAGGGGGGAACCAGAGGTAGCAGACACGGCCACGTAGCCGCGCTGCTGGAAGTAACGGTAGCCAGGGACGGCCAACACCGAAGTGGGGCCGCCGTTAGAGGCATTATTAGTACCGTCGTCTGTGGTGTCGATATTGCGATACCAACCGTTCAGAGCTTCTGCCCAGTTACCTGGGTAGATTTTCTTAGCAGATAAATAGCTCATCTATTTTGTCCTAAATGTTAAATACTATTTTGATCAAACAGTGCCGTCGTCTTGCAGGTAGCTGAAGGCAGTTGTAACGAAGTCCTTGTTCAGGATTTCGAAACCTGCATACAGTTGCCAGATCAGGATGATGAAACGGCTGAAGTCGTCGTTGTTGTTGATCAGCACCTGAGCGTTCGGGCCGCCGATACCAACGCCAATGGCCTGAGGACCGAAGAAGTAACCCTGAGCAACTTCCTTCGAGGCATAGCTGGAGCCGTTATCGAAGGAGGTGTTGACGCTCTTGCTGGGGAAGTTGGTCGACTCGAAGAACTTAACGCCTTCGAACTGAACACCAGTAGGCATCACAGGCTCACCAGCCAGGAAGTAACCCTGACCAGCCTGGGGACCCATGTAGAAGCTGGTGTTGTTAGGCATCATGGGGTTGCCCATGTACATGCCTTGACCAGGAGCGCCAGCGTAACGGGCGATCTCACGGAAGTCAGAATCACGACGCAGGTGCATCATGAAGACGGGATCGCAGATGCAGCGATACAGACCGTCAGAGAATGTAGGAACGTTGCGCTTACGCAGGTCCTTAACAACAGTCAGCAGGTCGGTACGAACCGAGAACTGTTGAACCTGGTTGTCATACTCAGTGGAGGTATAAGAAATACGACCAGAGGAATCCTTGGCCTTACCACCAGCAAAGTAGTAACCACCCTGGGAAGAAGAAGCTTCACCGTTTGCTTCAGCTTTAGACAGTTCGTCAATGAAGACGCGGTCACGCCAACGGCGATAGTCATCGAGCAGGGTCAGGGAACCGATGCTCTGGTGGAACATGTTCAGGTTGCCCGTGTCCAGCAGAAGGCGCTGGGCAGTGATCAGGGTCTCACGAGCAATCTTGAAGGTCGAAGGCTGTGTGGGATCACCCGGGTCTGCAGGACCTGTGTACTCCTTGAGCACCACCAGGACTTTCTCCTTGGTGATGTTACGGCTGTTAGCGGTACCGATTGTCTGATCAGCAATACGCTCACGGCTGTCCTTCGTACCAGGGGTACCCCAGAACTTGTAGCGATCTAACTGAACAGTCTGACCGGGCTGACGTGTGAAGTCATGAACCACAACGGGCTCAACAGCCATTTCCGCGATGTAAGCAGGGTGGGGACGATAGAGTTCCGCACCAAGAATCTTTGGAAAATCGTTATCAATGAACACTTTGTTTTATCCTCCAGTGTCGCAGGAATTGATGTTATCGGGTGAAAGATTCAGACATTACTATGTCTTATCTAACACAAATTTTAGCAGTTGGTAATTTATTTATTACATGTACTGCATTGTCGATGCCTTGTAACGAGCACCGGGTGAGTTGCTAGAGCCATAAGACTCTGGATCAAGAGGCATCTGTGCCTGGAACCCAGGAACGCCAACAGCTGATGGAATAGCACCAGCGGCTACACCACCAAGTCCAGCAAGACCGGCTGCAAGAGGAACCGCGCCAACTGCTGCACTCTTTTGAACCATTCCAGGAGTAATTTGTCCTGCACCTTGATAAAGACTACGCAAGACATTGGCTCCCCCTTCAAGAGCTTGCATCCTTTTGCTACCTTCAGGTGCTTTACGAGCTGCTTCGGCAACCGCTTTACCAACAGGAACAATTGCAGAACGGGTGGCTTCCGTTAAAAACGGTGCAAACCGGCCTGCCATTCGTGCAGCACCAAGGCCACCACGAGCACCTAAGGCTGCAGCCGCGCCACCCATTGCGGCGGTGCCTGGATCTTCGCCTTGGTTAGAAAGCATCCCGCCAACCACAAGACCTGCGGCGGCGGGAAGCCCATAAGCCAAAAGCGGACGTGTTTGTCCTAAAGGCTTCATTGGAATCACTCCATTACAAACAGCTTGTTTGCAACGGTCTGAGGTTGAGCTTGGTTCAGAACACGCCAGGCATTCTGAGGATCACGAGTCATTTGATCGTTGAACGTACCCCAGAAGTTCTCAGGTTGCTGAGGAGCGGCAGCTGCAGGAGGTGCAGGGAACTGACCTTGTGTTGCAGCAGCAGGAGCAGTCGGA